TATTGCTCTTCACCACGAGCCATTTTTTCTGCATGCATCAGTTGTGCATCAGACATCGCCATCTTCGTTCTCTGCTTGTTGGCGTAGATCTTACTTCCTGCAGAGACGGCTAGTTTTATCGCCGATAACCACATGGATTAGTACGCCTTTGAGTTTCTTTTTTTCTCTACTAACATTCTTTTCTGACCACCAACTGGCATCTCAGGTTTTCCTGTAGCAATATAGTTAAAAGCACCATCAGCAGTAGTTTTTGATCTAGGATCTACCTCGATACTCTGCTCTGCAACTTTAACTTCCTTAATTTTATCAAGCTTTTGCATTTTTGCTCCTTTTTTTAGTTTTTTCTACACCTTTTATAACACCTTTGTTACGAGATGCATAGAAAACTGTTTCGCCCCTCTTTTTTCCATATTGTTTCTTCATGGATTTCATAATTTTCTTCCCTTTTTCTGTCAATGGCATAATTAATCCTCTATCAAGACCTTAGCCTCATTGACTCCGCTCTTCGCAAGGCTGACTCCAGCTCTTAATTTGGCCAAATCCTCGTTCTGATCCATCTTATCCTCTGCGATATCGCCCTGTTGCATCAATCTTGCCCTTGCAAGATCGTTCTGAGCCTTATCATTATCTTTTTTACGCTCATTTTCCATCGCACGTAGGTCGACCTCACGTGATTTTAGTTTTAGAAGAGGATCATTATCGAATTGTGACGTGATTTTCTTCTCCTCTTTCATGAATTCCTCTGTCATCTCTGCGATTAACACAGATTTTCTCGATTCGATCTGGTTTGTGAGTGCCTGAAGCTGTTGTTGTACCATAGGATTCATAGCTGCCTGTTGTTGCATCAACATCATCTCCCTCATCTGCTCCCTAAATTCCAGTTGAACCTGTTCCTGAGCCATCAGACTGATGTGTTCCAAGATATTCTTCTGTATCGCCGCCATGATCGCGGGATTATTTCTGACCATGTTGGTCGACATGAAATTTAAGTGAGCAGTTATATGTGCTCTATGGTCTTGACCAGGAAAAGCTTGGAAAGGTTTTCCAGCCAATGCATTGATGTGTTCCATGCTCGGATCCATCGGAGCGTTAGGTGCTGGTGGTGGTAAAACCGCATCAACATCCTTGACACCAATGGCGTTATACATGTTACGATATACCTGATAGAGATTATGTATCTGTGGGTTGGACGTTGCGAGTTGCAACTGTGTCTGTGCCAATGTTATCCTCTGTGACATCGAGAAGATATTAGGGTCAGCCACCGGTATGACATCCACCCTATCGTCGAAGTCTGCCTGTTTGATGTTTCGTGCTCCACCGACAACGTCGTATGGATACTCTGGTGGCAGATATTGTGATACCACCTTCGCTAATAATTTGAACTCGTCCTTCATCGCTGCGTAACATCTTTTGTGTATCGCACTCATGACCCGTGAGCCACGTTCCAATAATGCGATCGTTGTTCCGACCGCCGCCGCCTGATTGCCGTCGCCCACCTGCATGTCAGCGATGCTAGCGAACCTCTGACCAGCGGATACCACGACACCCATCAATTGTAATAGTGTTGCCGATGGTTCCTTATATGGCAGTGGAAAGAATGCATCCCTCAGGTTTCCACCTGGTGCATCGACATCCTTGAACTCGCCCGGTTGTATGGGAGATGCCTCATCCCTCACCCTTACACCACGCTGTTTGAAACCAGCTGGTAGATTGGATAGGGTACCCGCATCCAATAACTGACGGAGAGCAGCCGTTGCGGTTCTGCTCAGTCCGCCAATCATGTGAATCAATCCGAATCCATAAAATCCTAGACCTGGGAGAAATTTAAAATGAACAAAATATTGGATCTTATTCTTCTTCGGATCATCGGGTGCGTAATTCCTTCTTATGGATAATATATCCCTGCTGCCCTCCTCCACGGTAACTATGTATGGGAGCTTGACACCTGTGGGTTCGCCATCCGCGCCAATCTCCTCGAAGCCCTCGAGATCAAGATTAACGTGACACTCGAGAAGGGTATACATCGTCTCCTGTTTTCCCGTCTTCTTGGTTCCATCCAACTCCTTCTCCTTCTTCTCGACGGAGTTTCTCTCGACATTACTCGGAGGGGATAATTCTATATCTCTATAGAAACCATTGACCTGTTGTTTTCTGAGTTCGTTCTCAGACATCTTGAATACATGGATGACCGACTCAGCATCATCTATGGATGTCGCCGTGTAAGGCACCACCAGTTCGTCTGCCGGTATGAATTTTGATACCACCCTTCCCAAGGGTATGTCGTAGTAGACCTTCTTGAATGTCGAACCCGCTAGTGGTAGGTGGAACAACATCGAGTCGAACTCCTCCTCATATTCCTTCATCTGATCCATGATCAGATAGTTCATGTAATCCTTGACACGCTGTGCCTGTAATTCAGTCTGTTGATTCTTGACACCTATGATCTGTGTTCTGACAGGTCCGTCGCTTGGTAATAATTCCTTGTATGCCTGAGCCTGAAACTGTGTGACCGCCTCAGCCAGAACTGGATGTGTTGCACCACTCGCTCCCTGAAATGGTTCCGTCCTATTCTCATATTTGAATCCGAGAAGATCCAATCCCGTCGTGTAGGATTGTTCCCAGTCCTTTCTCGATGCCTTGTAGTCCATATAGTTCTGAACCATGTCAGAACCGATCGGTTGTAATATGTCATCTGGTAATATGTCCGCTAGATTATCAAAATGATTCTCGGTTCCTGGCACATTGATTGCACCCGGTTCAAAATCTAAAGTTGCACCACCATCCTCTTCGGGTATGACCTCTATAGGTCCTTTGTTATCTTCAGGTTCCTTAACACTAACTTCTTCTATTTCCTCTTGCGAGGGAACCTCTATCTTTGTCCGAGTGTTCGGAAGACCCTTGTCTATTTCTGCCATTTAATTTCTCCAGTTTGACTGTCTTAACAGTATTATAGTTAATATTCAACCCCTGTGGATTAGGTCCACGAAGAGGAGGTATGGTTGTCGTGAGTTTCTTAACCATTATTCTCCTAGCATCCTAGCCAGTCCACCCTTTTCAAATTTTAATTTTATTCCAGCTCCAGCAGTTTTGTCTCCACTAAAAGGATTTATCTCACCACCTATCGTATAGAATAGATTACCGTCTGGATTTCCCACTGTTTTTTCATAACCAAATGACCCACTTCTATCCTCAGATAATAGATCGCTACCTTTTGCAAAGAAGCCATTTTTATTCAAAGCTAGATTCAAATTAGGTGTTGAACCGCCCTCTAGTATTTCTTTTGAGATGTTTGCACTCAATATCCCATCGTTGTAACTTAGACTAGGGATTAGATCTGAGCTCTTGTAGGTTTTACCATCTATGGTGAAAGTATCCACATTACCTGTCGCTCCCACTTTAAAATTTTTGGGGAGATCAAATTTTTTATTAAAAGCTAAATTGGTTCTCCTAAAATCATCTGTATCAGTTATAGATCCTTTTAGTTCATTATTAAGATTAAAACCTAATTCAGATTTTAATAGTTCACTATCCTTAGTATCAGCCTTACCAGTTAGATTTAAACCGCCAAAATTAAAAGCAGCATCTGTTTGTAAGATACCCTCTTCGATATTAGGACTATAGAAATTAAAGTTGCCTATATTAAATGTGCCAGAGGTCTCTGATTGATCCCCTTGGGTATTGATAGCTCTTACCAAAGTTAAACCCTCTATAGGAGAAAGCTCTAGTTCACCTACTGCTTGGTCTATGGTTTCTTTGGCTAACTTCTTATCAACAAACCCATCGTCTGTGATAAATTTTTTATTTGGGTATTTCAGATTAAGTTCTATAAGTTTGTTGGTAAATAGATTTTTCTGTTTCTCTTTTACCTCTCTAAATTTTTCATAATTCATTCCCCTGAAAAAAGGATTATCCCCTGATTTTAATTTCTTAAACTCCTCAATCGTTCTAAACATCTCTGCCTCTTTATCTACTTTCTTGGGCTGACTATCTAAAATTTTTTTTAATATTTCACTTTGAATTTTTTCCATAGGATCATTTTTATCAACGAGACCGGCCTGATTATAGGCTGCACGTATAATCCCACCTTCAGATTTATTTAATCTCATCTCCTCTAGTATCAAAAGAATATTAGATAGCTCTGACATATTGGGATCATAGTCCTCACGAAACCTTCTATTAAAATCTGCTTTTCTAGCCTTACTGAAATTTTTTGAATATTTGTCCGATAGATATGACATCAGTAATAATTCCTTTTACGTTGTTCGACCCTTTCGTCGATATAATCCTCAGGGTGATCGATCAGACCTCCCTGTCTGAATCTCATGATCGCCTGTGTCGTGCTATCGACCAGATCATCATGATCGCCATATGGGAACGCAGCGCACTCCTCTATGACCTCCTCGGCAAATTTCTGCTCTGGAGCCCATATCATACCACTTTCAAACAAAGGTGCAACCGCATTTACACGTGCGTGCTTATCATTTCCTTTGGATGGTGAGAAGTTCACGACAGGTATATCCATCTTCCTAAGCTCGTATGTGAGAGGAAGACCACTAGCTTTCGCCTCGACGATGACCGTCTCGGGTTTCCAATACTCGTACTGTTCGAGGGCTAATCTTCTCAATTCTGGGAACTCGTATCTCCCTTTGATAGCATCGAGTAGTATTAGGTTCGCCCCCTCATCCTCGTTGGGATACCAGATACCCCAGGTGGTGATGGCCGAATAATCCGCCGTCTCCTTCTTCAGGAAGGCCGTGTCGTAGGACTGTATCACGTGTTGCAACTGTGGTATCTCCTCGTCGGTATACTTACGCCACCACTCACGTTTCAGTATCGCACCCTCCTCTGCCGTCGGGTTCTGCATCCACTGTGCGTTCCATTTTGCGACTGGCAATGTCGCCTGTACCTTCTCCAACTCGTCCAGCTTCCAATATTCGGGCCATACGGGTTTGGCTATCTTAGATCCGTGGTCCATGATCGCCGGAAACTCGACCACGTGCCACTGATCGGCTTTAGGTTCTGTCTGATTCTTGACAAGCATACCTGTCAGATCCTTGGTGCTCCAACGTGTCATGACCAATACTATCTTGCCTCCAGGCTGCAGACGCTGACGTGGTCCCGATGTATACCACTCGTATGCCGACTCCAAGGCGACCTTGGACATCGCATCCTGTTCCGAGTGTGGGTCATCAATGATTAATAGATCTGCACCACGACCCGTGATCGCACCGCCGACACCAGCTGCAAAGTATTCTCCACCCTGTGCCGTCTCCCAACGTCCCGCTGCCTTGCTATCCTCCTGCAGTGTCGTCTTGAAGATCTTTGCATAGTCCTCGCTGTCGATCAGGTTCTTGGCCTTACGTCCGAATCTTATCGCGAGCTCACCCGTGTGCGTCGCCTGTATTATCTTGAGCTTTGGCTCACGGCCCACCATCCAAGCAGGAAGTAAGTATGAGGCAAACTCCGACTTGGTATGTCTGGGAGGCATGTTGATTATCAAACGATTTATCTCACCGTTTGCTAATTTGTTAAATTTGTCAGCAATGTGTCTGTGATGGGAACCCTCTACAAAATCAGGCCACACACATTTTACAAAACTTAGAAAATCATTCTTAGCTTTGTTCTGTATCTTTTTTTCAGCATACATAACCTTTAGCTGCAAGAACTGTTTTCTAACATCTGAGGGTAACTTGCTTATATCTACTGTATCCAAATTCATTTAAAATTTTGCAAAATTTTTTTCAAACCAATTAAATTTTTTTAAAAAATTTTTTAGGGTTACTATACCTAACGAAAACGTTTTTACCAACCTTAACTGTATAAGTCTTGCACCTTGCGCCGTGCATTAGGATCCCTTTTTATTTTTAAGGGGGGTCGGTGTTGCTTGTTTTTTGTTTTTTGGCTTTTGTTTAGGATCCCTTAACCAATAACCACGACCCAAGAACCTTGATTTATTACTATTGATAATAGTGCGTTATCAATAGTAATTCCGATAACGATCAATTATCGGAACTTATAAAGAATTAAAAACTTTCTTAATATCCTCGTATCCTTGAGCCAATGCCCTTGATTTATAACCCACGTTTAAAAGTTCATGGATCTTTGACCCTTCAAAAAGTTTCGGAGATCTCGGATCTTGCCCCTTAACAAGGATAAAAGTATTCTTCGGATGTTTAAAATGGAACGCAATTTGATGAGGTGAAAAGTTGATCTTGTTACCTCTCGCAACTTTTAATTCTACTGTAAAAAAGGTGCCATTAACATTGTAAGCCAATAAATCAGCAACCCCATGAAGGACAGAATTTTCAAGTCTAATCCAACTAATTTGATTAATATTCTTTTTGATTTCGTTATAAAATTTACTTTCATTCTTCATTTATTTTTAAAGTTGAAAACACAATATATTGTGTCTGAGCTGGGGGACCTACTATATCTAGTAATTTTAAAAAATAGTTAATTATTTTCTTGAATTCTGTTTTTTCTCCTATAATCTCCCTCATATATAAATATAAAAGAAAGGATAAAAACAAATGACTAAGTATGTTTATAACAAAGACAGTTTTGAAAATGCTGTTGAAGTAAATAATTATCCATGGGGATTTAGATTAAAAACTAAAAGAAGAACATGGATTGAAACAGACAAGAACAAAGGCGACAGAGTTTGTTTCTGTACTTTGAACCCTAAAACAAATAAATGGTGTGCTGTTAAAAAGTCGACTTATAATGCTGTTGATGTTTTATTAATTGATGAGAATGAACACATCAAATCAATTGGACTTTGGAAATATGGAACAAATGAAAAGGATCTTGAAAACTTTCTTTCTAAGATTGATTATAATTCTTTAAGTTTGTTACAAAAGAAACAGATTGAGAGAATAAAAGCAATCAACAAAGTTATGGAAAAAGTAACAGTCAAGATTGAAAAAGTTTCTGAATATAACTTATCCGATCCAAAAGATTTGGAGAGAATGAGACAAGACAACAATTCAGAAGAAACTAAAAAGAGGGAGGAAGAAAAAAGAAAGGTTGAAGGTCAAATTGTTAGTGCGATTAATAGCACATATAATCAAGCATTGATTAAAAACAATTTGAAATAGATCGAAACACCCCCAATTGGGGGTGTATTGGGGTAAATCCTCAACTGATGAGATCAGAAACAATTATGTTTTTTATAGTTGATTTTACTATTTATAGGACTATAAAGGACATTAAAAAGGAGAAAGAAAAAAATGAAAATAGAAACAATAAGAAAAAAACCAACGTGGGAAATTAAAGCTATGATTAAAGCATTAAGTCAACCAATATCAAGTTTTTTAAATACTGATGAAGATAATGAAAGACTTGAAAATTGTAAATTGGTTTTAAATGAAAGGAAAAAATAAAATGGGATATACAAACTATTGGACACAAAAAAAACCTTTTAATAATAGTCAATGGAATATTATTAAAAAGGAATACGACTACATCAAAGAAAATTTTTCAGATGATGACGGAATAATAGAAGACCAAACAGAAAAATCAGATGAAATTATTTTTAATGGTAAATCAAAAAATAATCTAGATCACGAAACTTTTGTTTTAACAAAAGATTTTAGAGAACCCTTTTATAGTGGGGATGATGTAAAATTTAATTTTTGTAAAACTGCTAGAAAACCTTATGATCTTGCAGTTTGGCATTTGTTAACATTTGTTAAAATGATTGCCCCCAACTCAATAGATATAAGACGAGATGGTTGGTATAATGGAAGAAAGGAGAACGATTAAAATGTTTGTAGATAATTTAAGACTAGATGTAATCGCAACATATGAAAACCACGAACAAGATCATTTTAATTGTAGTGTGTGGGAGAGTGCGATTAAATCAGAAAAAAAACTTATTGATTACATTAAAGAACAATTAAGACACAAAGACTTAGTTAAATTGTCGTTATGTTGGTTGTGTGATGAAAATGTAGTAAATAAATATAAAACAATTCAAGATAGTATTAAAAAGAATGCAAAATATTATTTTGAAAATGGAAAGGAGATAAAATGACAAAAAATAAAAATGAGTGGGAGTGGGAAAGTCTTAAAATTGAGATTAAAGACCCACAAGGAAAAATACACACTTTAAATAGTGGAGATCTAGGGGACTTTTGTTTAAGTGCCTTATTTGATGAAATAACGACATATGTAAAAGAAAGAAAGGGGGTTTTAAAATGAAAAAATATAGTTTTGTTTTTTGGTGTGGTTATGTGTCGAATGAAGATGGAAAACCATCAATTCAACATGTAACAGAAAAAGATATTTCAGAAGATAATGGTTTTTTTAATGAAGATATCAAAGAAATTAAAGATCTTTCTGTAGGACAGAAACACGACATTCATGGAATACTAGAGTCAATGAGTGTTTATAGATATAACTAGAAAGGAGAAAATAAAAATGAAACATAAGATAACTTTAACAACTGAGGAGTGTTTTGAGGTTGTTGATATATTGAGTTTACATATTCAACGAAAGAATGTGGATAAGGACTTATTATCGGCATATAAGAAGTTAAATGTCAAAATACCTAATGTTGACAAGTCTAAAATAAACTTTGATTATGTTATTAAGGATTTTGAACCGAGAAAATGAAAAAACACAACATGTTGTGTCCAAGCTCTTGGACACAACTCCAGGTGGTGTTGAAAAATTATGCTTGATAATATAATTTATGGGATTATAAATGATAGAAAAAATGAAAAAAAATTTACCAACTCAAGATAATGTAAAAAGGCTCATGGAACAAACTTTAAGAAATATCTTGAGTTGTGTAGGTGGAGTGTACTATAATAAATATAAGTTAAGGTTAGAAAGAAAGAAAAAAAGAAAGGAAATAAAATGATAGACTATAATTTAATCTTATATATCGGTTTGTTCTTACTGATTTTCGGATTTATCTTTTTTGTAGTGTCGGAGATAAGGATCAGACAGATAGATAAGGAGTTGTTTAGACAAGAACAATTACATAAATCGTTTATGAAAGCAAAAAAGGAGGGAAGATGAAAATAAATCATAAGAAAGTAGAACAATTAAAATCTTTCAATGGTGTCAAGTTACGAGGAAATGAAACTTTTGATGAATTACTTGAGATTGAGAAAAAGAATATGTTGAAAGGCACAATTATTTGTAAGGCTAAAAAGTGTAACAAATATCTTTACAAAAACCAGAGTAATATAAATCCGAAATATTGTATGGATTGTTTATAGAAAGGAGGGAGAATGCAGACAGATAATAAAGTTTTTACAGATGTTGAAATCTTAAAGGCATTAAATAATATCAAAGATATTATAGATTCACAGAGAGAACTAAATCATATCATCGATAAGAGATTAAAAAATCTAGAGAATTTAGTTTTTAAGAAGAAATAAATCAATCTGGTGTCTTGGGTGCTATTATTATCTTATCCCTCGTGGGTTTGAAGACGACACGAATAGCACTCTGACCGATTATATTAGACTCCTGTACCTCTATTCTCTTGATCTCCTCGAGATGACCATTGACCTCCATGAAGATACGAGCATTGGAAACTCCGTTTCCCCTCTTGCCATCGGTAAATTGATCCAAGTATTCCTGTAGATGTTTGACAAACATTGTTGACTTTATAGGATAGTTACCTTAAAAAGTCAATTATGGGCGTACCAAAGAGATTAACAGAGATGCAACAAAGATTTGCTGAATTCCTGGTTTTCGGTGACGAAAATGGTCCGATGACTAAGACGGAGGCAGCACTCAAGGCGGGTTATTCACCGAAAAGAGCAAGACAGGAGGGGTCTGAGCTTACCAATCCGAAGCTCTCACCATTAGTGGTAAAACATATCGGAGAATTAAAGGAGGAGAGATTGAGAAAACACGAGGTCACCTATGAGGGTCATGTTGCAGAACTCGCAAGATTGAGAGAGGCAGCACTCAAGAAAGGAAGTTTCTCATCGGCAGTAAATGCCGAGGCGAACAGGGGGAAGGCAGCAGGATTATATATCGACAGAAAGATAATAAAGACCGGAAAACTGGAGGACATGTCGGAACAGGAATTAGAGATGAAAATGAAACAGATCCTAGAAGACTACTCGCAGATAATAGATGTCACTCCCAAGACTATAACCTCTGAATCTTCTTCACCCAAGCCCGAGGAATCATCGTCCGATCCCCAAAAGTAATACCATCATCATCCTTATCATAACTTGCAAAAAGTTTAACGGATTTATCGTCCTTGGAATATAACCACCCTTCATTAACAGGTCGTGCTAACTTCATCCTATCAAACTCTTTATCGGTAGCCCAGCCAGAGTCACTGACACAATCGATCCACTCCACTCTGACTCTCGGATAAGGTATCTCGGGAGAGCTTTCAGTTGCGATTCTTTTTCGTCTTTTCCTAGGCATGAAACCTATCTACCATATGCAGCGTAAATCGTCTAGTTGCCATATTTGTGCCACAATTATAAATTCGACACCTAAATAAGTAAAAAAATTTTTCTTGCGCTAAAAAATAAAAAAAACCTGAAAGGTATCGCAAATGCCAAAATCAAGCTATAAGCGTTGGTACATAAGGCTTATTTTTCG